GGTCTGCGTGGATAGCATGCGACAAGGACAAAACAAAGTGGCTCTGGCTATCACTAAAGTATAATTTGCTTTGTCTATGGACTGATAAATACGTTTCTTACGTATTCCAACTCCTTATCTTAGATAGAATACTATTTATCTGGCTTCCATACGGTCTTGATGTCAGACGCAAAGCAAAATTTTAAAGGAAAACAACATGAAACAAGCTACTGCACCAGATACTAGACCAGCTATAGCATTTGATACAGGTACTGAAGTAAAAACTATTATGGATGCATTACGTGCGTATAGGGTTTATGAAGTAACTGATGAAGAAAACAAAGAGTATATTAGAAAAATAGAAGATCAATTTGAATTGGTCTTAAAAATGTTTTTAAGAAAATAGGACAATGCAATGCAACCATCAATAATAGAACCTCAATCAACAGAACTATCTAAGCAAAAAGAAAGGCTAGAAGCCATTCAAGACTTAGGATATAATGTTGTTAATTGTGGACATTGTGGAGATATAATTATTATAAGCACAACTAACAAAAGTGACTGGATTGAATGTCAAGGTTGTGGTTTTACTGGCGAACATTGTGATTATCCAGATTATGTCTACTAAAAAGGAGTAAGTAATGATAGCAGAAACAAGTAAGTTAGCATACAAAGAATTAAACGAAAGTGGTATTGGCAAAACACAGAAGTCTAAAATTTTGTATGTAGTAAGAGAACATTATCAAATTAGTAATAAAGGATTGTCTTTAAGAGAAATATCTAACATAACAAACTTTGAAATTAATGCTGTTAGTGGAAGAGTAAACGATTTAAAAAAAGATGGATTACTTGAAACAACAGAAAAAAGACAATGTTCTTATACTGGTAAAATAATAGCACCAGTAATACCAGCAAAAGAAAACGTAGTTTTAATACTATAAAAAAAGGGAGTAACAACATGAGCTTTATGATACATTGTGGTGGTAAACAAGTAAACTTTGCAGAACTATCTGCAATACAACTACCAGAAAAAACAGATACTTATGAACCAGTAGCTTTTTCTGATTTATTAACAAACACAAAACGTATTTGTGATGATTTACTAAATCTAGAATTTGTAGATCAGAAATTAGCTGTATCTAAAAATGAGCAACGATTCTTTGGATTGTTGCAGTACAAAGATCCAAGCAACGAAGAAATGGGTCAGGCTATTGGTATACGTAGCAGTCACGACAAAAGCATGTCTAATGGTTTTTGTGCAGGCAGCACAGTATTTGTATGTGATAACATGGCATTTACAGGTGATGTAACATACATGAGAAAACATACAAAAAATGTACTTGAAGACCTACAAGACAAGTTAGTAAGTGTATTGTACAAAAGCAAAGACAAGTTTTCAAACATCGTTAAAGATGCTGAAAATATGAAAGAAATACCTATTAGCACAGACGATGCATATAGTTTTATAGGCAGAGCTTTTGGTCACAAAACACTTGGAGCTAGACAAGCTAGTGATGCTATACGCCATTGGAATAGTCCACCATATGCTGAGTTTATGGATCAGAATGTATGGTCATTATACAATTCTTGTACAGAAGCATTAAAGAGTACGCCACCAAATAAAATACTAGAACGTCATATTGAACTACACGATAGAACATTATCTGAGTTTGGAGTAAGCTAGTATTAATATTGCAAGTATAGTTAGAACCTATGATGCATCATAAAAGCTGTTACAAAGAACGCTGGGGCAACAGCATACTTGCAGACCTAAAGGAATAACGGTGTCATATATTGCTCCGCACGCAATCCACAACACTACATCCTCGTGCATGGCACCGTTTCCTTTATCTATGAAATCGTTAAATAAAAAGGATAAACATGAAAGACATGAACATACATCAAAAGCTAAATATTTTTCAGACCTCACTTAAGGTTGAAAAAGGTCATAGAAATAATTTTGGCAAATACAACTATCGCAATCTTGCAGATATATTTCAAGCTGTGAAGCCATTACTTAGTGAATATGGATGTTACCTTACTGTTTCTGATGAAATTGTACACATAGGTAACAGCAACTATGTAAAAGCTACAGTTACATTTGGCGATGGTACTGATGAAGTATCTGTATTTGGATATGCTAGAGAATCCGTACAAAAGAAAGGTATGGATGATAGTCAAATCACAGGTGCCACTTCATCGTATGCTCGTAAATATGCATGCAATGGTTTGTTTGCAATAGATGATACTGCAGATGCAGACAGTATGGATAACAGAAACCATGTAAGTATATTGCAAGAAAATACAAAAGGTACCGTTGAGACAGTACCTGATAATGTAGTAAAACTTAAAAGACTTTCAAACTCTGTACACTTTAAAGATGCTGTAACAAAAACAGGTAAGTCTATTAGTGAAGGTGTAACTGAATGGCTTAACAAGCAAAAACGTACTGATGCAGAAATACTTCAAAAGTACACACAGTTGAAAGATCTAGAAATAGGTTTTAAGAATAAACAAAATAAGAAGGAGAAGGCGTAATGGCAGGTGGAATGGAAAGAATAGCAACCATAACATCAATTGATGTACAATACGAAACTAAACAACCTTGGATGAAATTTGTTCCAGACATATTTCTTACTGCAGAAGTAAAACATGATTGGGATGACAAAATCACAATATTTGGTAGTTTCAAAAAAGACATAGCCTTAGATGATAGAAGATCTTGGGGTAGTGCATTCAAAGTAGCAGAGTTCTTTGAATGTGCACTAGGCAAAAGAAATCTATTGGTGCAACCAGATTATAGTATTCCAGATGAATGGGTACGTGATTGTATTGATCGTGAGATCAAAATGTGCTCGTATCCTACTACTAAACTAAAAGATTCTGGTAAACCATACTGGAACAACTTTGATAGAGTAGCTCAAGCTGGCTCTGTTGACGGTATATTAAAAAAGATGGTTTTGGATTCAGCAAAAGCTGGATACATAAAGAACTACAACTTTTCTAATGACCAGAATAGTGAAGTTGATTTCAACTTTGGCAGCAATGTTAAAGAAGAAAAAACTACACCAGAAGTACAACTAGACGGCATAGAGCTGTAGGCCATGAATGACACATGGTACGTAGAATATGCTATTGCTAATGTGTTCAATCGCAATCAGGTAGTCAACATCGAATCTTTCTTAGATATTGTTAAAAAAAATATAGGTAAAGAAATATACAGAAGCATGTATTTATACAGCGAAGATATTGTCGAATACCTCAAAGAGAACAAAACGGTAGTTGGATTCGATGGTGTACAATCTGTAGATAAACTAGTTATTGATATTGACTATGCTAAATCTCCTGATAGAGATATTGCAGGACAACAAACTATTGATGACGTATTTAAAGTTATTTCGATAATGGATGAACTTAGTATCAGAGAACATCATTACAACATATGGTTTTCTGGTACTGGGTTCCACATACACTTAGCGGATGTATATGGATTCCAAGATCAAGTAAGTAAAAACCTTGCATATCAAGTACGTAGTACGATGCAACGTGACTTTGAGAATGCAATAGACAACATCTATGATTCTAGAAGATTAATACGTGCAGGGTTTAGTTACAATAGTAAATCAAAAACATACAAAGTTCCTATAGATATAAAAATGCTAGGCAACATGACCTATGACGAAGTTATAGAATATGCCAAAGATCCATCTGGTAAAAAACCAAATACAATAGCACATGAATCTATTATTGGTTTGGAACCTATGGATGTAAGTAGAAAGAATACAAATGAAGTACGTAAGGTCTTTGAAAATGCAAACGCATCTACAACTAGAATTATTACATGTGCACAGCACATATACAATGCTGGTCAAGTAGAAAAGAAAAGACACTTACATCTACAAGCTTTGGTAGCTATATGGAATAAAAAAATAGGTCTTGATAAACAAGGTTGTTTACAACTAGCAAGAGCGTACATGGATAAAATGGAAACTCCTCTTCCTATGGAAGAAGTTAATCGCATTGTTGTAGATCAAATGCGTAGAGAATACAATCATGGCTGCAATCATCCAACTCTTGTACCGTATTGTGATAGCAAGTGCTTTAAATACAAGTACAAAGACTTAGATGAAACTGCTAGTATTATTAATGCTAAAAACATGATTGAAAATCTTACAGAATACTATCAGACTGATTGGTCTGAGAGATCTTTTGATTTGCAAAATGTGTTTCCATTTATGAATAAATCACATTATTTTACAACAGGACAACTTGTTACAATAATTGGAGATACAGGTCTTGGTAAAACTGCATTTGTTCAATACTTAATTACACAAATACCTAGCATGAAGTGCTTGTTTATGTCTTTAGAAGTTGATGAAGAAACTATTAGTAGAAGATTCTTGCAAGCATCTCTAGGAATGTCTAAGAACGAAATAGCATTGAGTCTTAAGAATAAAAATAATGAGATTTTGCTAGAAGCTGAAAATTCTATTGAACATATACAACTAACTTGTAAGTCACCAGACATACAGGAATTGCCAAACTATGTACAAGATAGTGAGGCAAAGATTGTTGTAGTAGATACAATAGATAGAATCCCTGCTAAATATGTAAGAAATGATGATCTTGTGCGACAAGAAACTATAGCCAATGCTTTGAAAGATATGGCTATGGACTTAGATGTTATTGTTATTGCAATTCATCATATATCAAAATATTCATCGACAAGACTAAGCGAAGGACAGAAACTAGATGTACACAGTGGTAAGGGTAATTCAGCAATAGAACAAAAGTCAGATCAATACATAGCTTTTGAGAATCCAGAAATGGTTGCAAATCCAAAATCTATGTTGCGTACTGTATCATCTCTCAAAGCTAGAGACGAATCAATGTTTAAGATAATGCTTAACTTCAACTATGATACATTCACATTTAGCAAACGTAAATAATCAAAGGGCACAGCTTCCTTTATTTGTGCCCTTTTGGTTCACATACTAAAGGAGGCTGCTATGCCAGTAGTAGAAATACATATCAAAGATAATGAAGTACAAAAAATATCAGGCAACAATGCCTACGTATTTGTACACGATCATGATATTAACGAAACCACAACTATGGTTTTTAAAAAACAGGAAGAAATTTATGATAGTACTAAGAACACTAGATATAGTATCAATGAAACTATTCAATCTTCAGAAAAGTGATAAGTATCCACTTAAAGGATACAAGTTTGTTATATTAAATATGTTTGGAGTATCTGTTACAATGGATGACTCATTAAAAGGAGGAGTAGGCATATCTTTTGAGTTCTTACCATTGAGATTATTTATTGGATTTAATGTATCTAATAGGTGGATTATATGAGTAAATATAGAGCAAACATACAATCAGAAATGACTCAAAAACTAATATACTTTTTAAGTGAATTAGAAACTACAGATAGGTCAAGAATGAGTACAGTAGGTAGAAAATGCTTAGATAACATATGGAAGTTATTAGGGCAGCCAACTTACAAAGAAATGATAATAGCAAAAGAAAAAGTTTTACACAATTTTGAGGAGGAAGAATGAGTAAACAATCAATATATGTAAAACATAAAGACGAAGTTTTTAATAACTTAATAAAAACGTTAGAAAATATGCCTATTGAAGCAAGCATGGGAGAAATGACACATAATTTATCATATAATATGGGATATAAAGATGCTTTAAAATGGGTATTAGACCTTGATAAGAAGGAATCAAAAAATGAGCGGAAAAGCACCCAAACAAAAGGGTAACAGAATTGAAAGAGAATGTGTAAACTTAGCTAAAGGATATGGTTTTGAATCTAAACGTGCTTGGGGTTCTGATGGCAGATCACTAGGCTGGCATGAAGAAGTAGATATGATAGTTATACCACAAAAAAAACCACAAACTGCTGTTGGTGGTGGACAAGTAAGAAATATCTACAAGTTTCAAGTTAAGGGTCGTAAAAGTATAGCTGACTACTTAAAACCATGCGATGAAGTTTATGGACAAATTCTAAAAGAAGATCGTAAAGAAGCTTTAGTGACAATACGGTACAAAGACTTGCTTGATTTATTTAAAATGATAGCAGGATAATGAGCAAAGTGCTCAAAGGAAGGCTCTTTTCCAACGATAGCATATGCTTAGGAAGGAGTAAATAAAGATCTTAAATATTTTTAACTGTGGTTGGCCTCAAGTTAAAACTGTTAAGATAAAGTTAAAAGGGGAAGAATATATTAATCTTCCCCTTTTAAAACATAACGAGGATAATATGCATGCAGATAAAATATATGAAATACTAGATAGTATACCTATAATAACAGAAAAAGACGAACCATTTGATGCTGAATTATTAAATAAGTTAAATGATATTCGTTTGTTAGTAGAAGATATGAATAAGGAAATACAACATGTTCGACGACTGGCTATTTGGGGAACCGATTACTAAAGGATTTGACGGTGCTTTATCTGAAGGTAAACGAACAGATGCAAGAGTAAAGTATTGTCCTGAATGTAAGTTTTGTTGGGAGTTAGATAAATATCAAAGCCAACAATATCATAATAAAGAAAAAGATAGAAAGGCATACAACTATTATGAAAACTTTCCTAAATATGGAAAAGAAAAAAAAGTATGCCCTAGATGTAAACAACTTAAGTAAACCGAAGCAGGAAACAGTAGATAATATTCTATAGTGAATCGACCTTTCCTGCTGACGTTTGAAAGGATAAGGATTCTAATGAGTAATAAACTTTGGGAACATGAAAAAAACATGGAACATCCTATGTATAAAAAAGGATTTCAATATGTCTTTGATCATTACGGTGTTCCTAGATTGCCTTCAGAAGAACTAATTAACTTAAGAAAAAGATATAGCAAACTATCTGATGAATATAAAGAATATCAAAAAATAGCTTTGTCTAATGCAAAAGAAACTACAAAAGAACTTAAAGCATTAGATAGAGATATAGATGATTTAATAACTAGATTAAAGAAAAGAGACAGCACGATTAGAAAATTACGTTACGAAAACAATAAGAAGAAAAAACACATTGAGTTACTAGAGTCAAAACTTAAATCTTTACGATCTAAGTGGTACGTAAAACCATTTTTAAACATAACGTAGGAGTAAACATGGAATACATACAAAAATCAAAAATAAAAAAGTTCATTAATAGCAAAGGTTACAGGTTACGTCCTGATGCACTTGATGGTATTAATAGAACTGTAGAAGATGTTATTACTTCTATGTTAAGTAATGTAGAACAGGATGGCATGAAGACATTACTACCTCAACATACAAAAGTAAGTAATACTATTGAAAAAACCAGCAATAAATCACCATACGTAAATATCAAACCAGAATTTGTAAAGTTTGCTAAAAGCGTACAAGATTATTGCCATGAACAGGCAGTTATACTGTCAAGGAAAATATAATGGAAACAATCGATACAATGCCATATATAGTAACTACACGCAAAAATGGTTGCGAAATATGGGTAACTAGCGATAACTGGGATCTTTTTATAGGAGAATGTTATGAAAACACACCTGATGAAACCATAGTTGACGTAATGAAAAAAGCAACAGTTATATGTAATGCACTTAATAAAGATCAAATGGAGAAAATACAATGAGATATTATTGGGAAGCACTATTTAGCACAGAATACTTTCCTTATTGGGAGTTTACTATGCTCATGATGTTGGCATTAAACATAAGCATTCTTTGGAGACTGCATAGAGTAGAAAAAAAGATAGATAGACAATGATATTTTATCCAGATTGGTTAATTATCATAGAAGCTGTAAGCCGTTCTATATTGTATGTAGGAATAGCTTTTAGTTTATTTGTATACTTTTTATTAAAACTAAAAGACTAATATAAGATCTGCATGGGTATTTCCTGTGCAGATTTTTTTTAAGACTCTTCTAACAGTTCATCAATAAACATTCGTCGTTTTTTATCTGTCTTAGCACGTTCTATTCTGTTTATAAACTTATTGTAAGGTATTCTAAATAAGATTTCTGGAGCACGTTCTACACCTCTACCAACTCTATCATCAGATAGCTGCACAGCTTGACGTATACCTCTACCAAATGGCAACAATGTATACATAGTATATCCAGTAAACTCATCCCAATTACCAGTTAACAACTCCATACCTGCTTCTGGCACTCTTGCTATTGGAGGTTTTAAAATATTTAATGGCCCTAAAGGATCATCAAAGTATGCCAACTTTTTTTGTTCTTTAGTTCCAAATGTATAATCAGCAAATGCTTGTATCCAATCCCAAGGTGGTGGTAATACTGTATCAAAAATGCTAAACATAAAAGCAGCCCCAAGAATGTACATCCATGTATCAATAGTAAAAGTATTTTTAAATGCTTCGTATTCTTTTGTATTAGGTTTTAACCCTTGAGCTTTAGCTTGTTTATAAAATTCTTTACGAACTCTTACACTATTGAATGCAAATAGTTTAAATCTATTTAAGACCTTACCTGTAGTGGTAGCCATAAAAGGCGGTCTGAAAGCATTTTGATATAAAAATTGTGTCATTTCTATGCCTTTCAAAGCTTGTTGAAAAACATATGGATCAGCAATAGTCATATCTTTACCTGCTTGACCAAATCCTTTAACAGTTTGCAATGCATGAGATAAGAAAGCATTTTTTCTATTTACACGTTCAGACTCTTGCATTAAAAATCCACCAGCTTTTGTAATAGTGTCAGTTACTCCGTATTTCTTTAATACATCTTTAGCACTTTGATCTCGTTCACCTTTTTTACTTTTTAGAGCTGTAATTAATTCTCTACTAAAATTCTTAATGTTTATACCAAGTTCTTTAAAACGAGCTTTAACTTCTGGATTTACTTCAAATTCATTTTGTATATAGTTATCATAAAAACCGTTTTCTTCTAACCATTTACTTAACATTTTTTTATTTGTAACAGGTGTGCCATTTTTCATAAATACTTTATTTGAACCATTAGAATCTTGTAATAGTAATGGCTTGATTACACTATTACGTTGAGCATCAATTAAATTACGCATTCCAGCACTACCTGCTGTCATAGCACCACCACCAAATATATTAGTAGAATACGATCCTGTATTAGCAAGCAATGATAATAATTGATATTTAGCTTCTGTTGCTCCTAAATTTCGTACAACATTATAAAAATATACTTGTCTTGCTTCTCTATTTTTAGGAATAGCTTTACTATTAAAAAATGGTATGGCTTCTTTACGACCAAATCTACTTCTGTATATTTTTTCAAGATTATTAGCCATTACTTCATCTGATGTTAAATAGAATAGATTCTTCTTATTTAAATGTAATAGTTTTTTACCTTGATCTGTTTTCATGCGAGTACTAAATGAAGTTTGATAACCCATGCTGCTCTCAGTATACATTCTAAGAAAGTCTGCCCAAACATCTACATAATTATTGTATCTATATTTATCTGGTATTTCAGATTTACTTATACCTTTATAAAGATTAGTAAACTTGTTTTTTTCTGGAACACTAGGTTTATAGTCTCTCATATTAAACAAGAATCTATCAATATCTTTTTGTGCTTTAAATTTCATTAAGTTTCTAAAATAACCTTTTATTAAAGCACTTTGATAGTCATCAAATAAATCTTGATTACGTTTAAAAGGTATAGGATCATCACCTCGCTTACGTAAAGGAGATGCCATAGTACCATTAGATTGTTCAAAATCTATTTTAGGATCATCTGTTATAACTATTCTATCTCTATTATCTAAAAATGGATTATCTTGTGCTATGTCTCTAGCAACAATACTAGCAACTTTGGGATCTTGTCTATCAATCCATTCAGCTTGTTTTCTTTGTAAACCTTCATCTACGTTACGTATGCTGTGATGAATATATGTATCATAATTTCTTTTTCTACGAGCATTAAAAGGATTGTCTTTTCTAATTGCTTCTCTTAATTGTTTTTTATCACCTTTAACACCTAACAATGATTTTTCAAGTTTGTATTCATATCTATATCTTAATATTCCATCAATACCTACATTATTAATAATAGAATCATTTTGTCTTAGTTGATTCAAAACAGTTCTATCAAATAATTTAAAATCAAATCGACCATTTTTATCATAAGCTATGTATGAATTAATTTTACCATATTGATGATCTACATCAATTTTTTTCCAATCATATTCTTTACCAGATATGTCTTTAGTTGTTACCCAAAACTCCCACATATCTTTATTAAACTTTGTTATTTCATCATTTAATCGATTGAATTTATTTTTATCAAGAGAAGAGTCTATTTGATCAATAGATTTTTTACCTTCTCTAAAATCAATAATATTATCAATGTACTTATTACGTTTATTTTTATCTGAAATAGTGCCAAGTTCTTTGCTTAATCCAGAACGCATTGAGTCTTTTAATAAATTATATTTATTCTGATTACTTTCTGTTGCCTGTATATATCTAGCTATAGATTCTATTGGAGAATAAATATATGTAACATCTCTTGGAACAGCACCTTTTGATGTTAAAACTTGCTCTCGAACTGTCATGCCTCTTGATTGTAAATTCATAGCTTGCATTTGTTGAGCAGTTGTCATTGGTGCTTGATACCAATATTTTAGTCCAAACTCTAAACCTTTCTTAGTGTTAACACTATCATACCAATTATTTATAAAACGTATATCATCCATTGTAATTGTAGAAACATCTCGCAGCTGACCAGTTTGAGAACCAATAAACTGAGTAAACCAGTTGTTAAAATCAACAGACATTACAGATGTTTCATCAATTCTATTTTGCAGCCTTTCTACTTCTGCAATATCTCTTTTATTTAATGCAAGGTTTTTTAACTTACCTTCAGATACAATTTCGTTTAATGTTTGATATGTTTTTGCATTACTATTAATAGTGCTATTGTCAAGAATCTCTCGAACTCTGCCAATTTGTATTGGCCTATCATCTTCTTTAAGAACTCTGTTATATATCTCATCCATTTTATTATAAAAGTTTTTCTTTGTTCTAGGATCAATTGCTCTAGACGAATGCAACATTTTATAATATAATGGTTCAGCAGGTTTGTTAGGATTTAAATTTTGTTTTATAGGACTTAAAAGCCAGTATCCAAAATAATCTTGTAGTAAACCGTTCTGCAATCCATTAGTTCTTTCTATTTCTTGTAGTCTTTCCATTGTTCTACGTATACGAGCATCTATGTCTAAATTCATAGCATTGTCACGTTCTGGATCTTTAAATACTTCAATAACTTTACGTTTAACATCAAAAGCTTCTTTTTTAATATTAGGATATACATCGTCAACTACATTAACAAGTCTACCTTTATCTGAAAAAGCATTTTGTATATCTACGAATTGTTTAGTTAATAATTCTAACGTAGCATACTGACCTATATCTTTGCCAAATATATCTAAAGCTTGATTAGGATCACTATTAATTTTCTTTATATGCTCATTAGAAGAACGAAAACTTAATTCTTCTGTTATAATATCAAAATGTTTCGATAAGTATTCTTCTTGTTTCTTTTTGTTATCTCTTATTTTTAACTGACCTGTTTTTTGAATTACATAGCTTTTATTTAATTCATCATACAGTAGTTTTTGAACTTTATTTATTTCACCAAAATTAAGACCACCAGCAAATGTTTCTTGCAATTGACGATTCAAATAAATATTAACTTGATCTAATCCTTCATCACCTAATCTTTGTTTTACGCTGTTTAAATCTTCTATATACTCAAATAATGTTTTAGAACTAGATACACCATCTGAATCAAATGAAGTTTGTTGTGGCTTGTTTAGTCGTACAGCATCTATTATAGCACTACTAATTATTGCTCTGTCATTTTTAGCTTTTGGTTTTGTAAATTTTATAAATCTATCATAGGTTTGTATAGGATTGCCTTTAGGATCTGTTATATCAAACAATGTTTTAAAAATAAGATCTCTATGTTTATTGTATGGTAATATTGTAGGATCTTTACTAGAGTCAGCAGATTTATTTACAATCATAGTGCTTTTATCTAAAAACTCTTTAAATGATTTTTCATCTTTTACACGAATAGTTAAACCACCATCTTGTATAGACCCACCTTTTGATTTAATATAATCATGAATATTCATTAAATAATTCTTACCAGCAAGTCCAAATCCTAAACCATCCTTACCAGTACTAGAATTTCTACCAGCAAGAAACCTATAAGAAGGTGAAAATATATTAAACTTATTTTCAAAACCTTCTTTTAATTGCTTAGACATATTAGGATTTTCAAATCCTTTATTTAATTTATCTACATATGGTTTGTCTTGTTCCCATCTAATACGTTCATCTTTATTTCTTTTATAATGATCAATAAGCTCATTGCCTAAACCTTGAAATATTTTGATGCTGTCAGAATCATGGTCTGCTCCACCAGAATATTCTTTGTCTTTTGGATGTAATAACGATCCTGCTCCTTTTTGATTCGTCCAACCTCTAAAACGTAAAGCACGTATACCGCTAATTGAGTCAGCAGGTACACGTATAGTAAGAAAAGTAAGTGCTTCATCGTACTCAGCAAGAGCTTCTTTGGAAAGTCCTTTGGAGTAGTCCCTATTATACTTACTCCAAAGTTGGCCAAGAGTGAGTTGCTCGTTCCTAAATACCACAGGCATCTGTCTATGACCTTCATTTAAATATATTTCTCCATATTTAATGGTTCTATCGCCACTCTTAATTGGATCAAATTCTATGAATTGTACAGCCTCTTTTATTTCATACGGCTGCAACCAACTTTTACTAGAATACTTATACTTTGGATTAGTAATACGTTTAGTAAAGTATTTACGCAATGCATTCTGATAATTGTTTTTTATAAAGCTTAATGTTCTTCTAGGAACATGTGTACCGCTAGTAACATTAGACAATAACTCATTTTCTGAATGATAATCTGCAAAAGACGAATCGTTATCTAATTCAATATTTTCATTAATAGGTTCGTCTAGAAAAAACTTACTGTCTGATTTCATTAACTTATCCATTAAGAATATTGATATAGGCTCAGACTGATCTACCATTAGTTTGTTTCTAGCAAAGTCAAGAGGCAAGTCAAACAAATCTAGATTGTTATCATTGTACTCTTTAGCAAATGTTTCAATATCTATTTCATTATTATTAAAACGATTTACTATATCAACAGCTACATCAGAACCTTTATTTGAAGGTATTAATATTTTTTCAATAAAAGGCTTTAAGAACTCAGGTGCTTGAGTAGAATTAGTTTGACCATAAAACTGTAAAGGAATACTTTGTCCAGACTCAGTATCTTTTTTAACATTTTCATAAGTGCCAGAATTTATCTGAAGACTAGTAATTGGTATCTGTATTAATCGAACATTGTCAGATGTATACTTACCATCTTTACCATAAGCTAAATCAGTTATAGGCATATCGCCTTTTCTTTTAGCACTTGACGTATATACTATTTCATGTATTTTGTTTTGCTTCATAAAATCCTGCATAGCAGGCATAGCTCTAAATCCAGCAGATTTTTCTGCAAATATACCAAAAGGAGTTCTGTGAAATGCTACAGGCTTATCTGCACCTGTTTCTTTTTCATTTAACCCCATTACACGATTTCTAGCATTTAAAAAATCGTCTCTTATAAAAGTACCACCATCTGTGTTTGCTACGTCTCTATCATTTGTTAATATAATATTATAGGTTTGCCCTTGATTTGTATCTGCAACATCTCTAAAGCTTGATGGTGTCATATAAAAACTTCTAGTAGAAAACATCTGAGTACGTTTATTAAAGTCTACTACGTTTTTTAAAAAAGGTGAGTCTTCTTGTATAAACCTATAAGCATCTTCTACAGGTATACCCTCTAACTGTGTTTCATTTACTACATTAGATATAAACTTTCTTCTAAATATATCTGCTACATTTTCGCTTTTTCCAAATAAATCATATTCAACTTGCAACGCATCATCATAATCTTTCTGCAGTTTTTCAACACTCCTACCAGATCTTGATAATATATTAAATATATCATCGATTGTATAACCATCATCTCTAAATTCACTAGTAAAAACATTAAGCTTATCTTTGTTAGCACTATAGATGTACCTATTATTACTGGCTAAAACGTCGTTTATAAGTTTTAATTGTTCTTTATTAATGCTATATACTATTTTATTGTCAACTAATTTTTGTTCTAAAATTTTTACAGCTTTGTTTCCTTTTTCAGTAGGAATAACAGCATGAGTCATATACCGAATATTTGCATCAGGTAAAAACTTTTGTATAGGTAACTGAGGAGCTTTTTCTCTAATAGTTACATCATTAATTCTTTCATTATCTACTAATCTTAATCTTGTATTTTTACCTAGTACATAAGGTAAATCAATAGGTTGTAGTATTGTAGACTTATCAATAAAATATTGTGTTAAAGCTTTATTAACATTAGGTGTAATAGCATTACCAAACTCATTTTTTAAATTTGTACGAAACACCTCTATGTCGTTATTAGAGTTTTCAAAATTAGTTTTAATAACTTGTACTATGTCTGAACTAGTTTCATATTTATCTGTACTTTTTAATATTCTTTTAGCAGTACTTCCTAGCGTAGATACTTCTTTATCTACTGTATCCATTATATCTACTTGTTCATTGTTGTATACATTACTTTTAAACTGAACAGCGTTGCGTATTTCATTTCTACCAGACTCATACAACTGCATAGCTTTAGAACGATAATAATCAAGTATATCTCTTTCAGTATACTCTAAATTATTTCTTTCAAAATGCTTTATAGCTTCTTGTCTAAAATTAATGTTCTGTCCATTACGATTAGCTTGTGTTCTAAGGTATCGTAAAGCAACACCAGAACTACCACCAGCTTCATTATTGCTAGACTCATAACCCATAGGATGCTCGTATCTTATATAATCACGAGCTTCTTTACTTATGTTATTAAAATCTTTAGATTCTTCTGGTCTAAAATTTTCTTTGGGATCACGATTATTGTTAAACCATTTAGATGCTTCTCTGTCTACAGCAGGTCTAGCGTTATAACCAAAGTAACCACCTAATAAATAATTGTATATTTGCATTTCTGTAGGCTCATCTGCAAGCGTGCTAGGTAATCCAGTTATTAAAGAACCTACTCCAGCACGTAACATTTGATTAGCTCTTTCTATTTGTTGTGGAGAACCTTTGTACAGATTGCCTATAGAAACAAAATTACCAATACCACCAAATGCTCCACCTGCAATAGCACCACCAATAAATCCATCTAGTACAGCATCTTCTCCTTTCCAAATATTGCTTATACCGCTTGCAAATGCTAGTCCTACGGCTTCATCTGCTATTTGCCTACCTGCAGTACCACGTTTTAAAAATTCTGCAGAATCTGCCCCTGTTTTTGTAAGTATTTTGTCAAATCCATACTTACTAGCTCTACTAGCTAACATTGGAACAGACTTTGTACTTAGTATGTCTATATGATCTAGTGCAGCTTGAGTAAAACGACTGCGTTGTAATGTTGAAGATAACGGAGATAATCCTTTTTTACCTGCCACACGTTGTGCAACTTTGGATGCAGCTAAAATAGGAGCCTTTGCAATTCCTGGAGCGAAGCCTACTAGGTGTCCTATTTGTCTAAATATAGCCTCGCCTGTATTACGAGGTCTTTCTGACATAAGATCAAAAGTAGTAAACCCTTCTGCAAATCCAGCAAATGATTGACGTATAGCTCTGTTTAAATTAAACTCGCTATTAAATCGTTTAAAATTTATGCCATTATCGTATGCTAATGCTTCCAGTTGATCTAACTGATCATCTGTAAACATAGTAGGATTTGATCGGTACGCTGTTACTAACTCACGTACTTTGTAAGCTTCATAAGATGATGCCATTAACTATCTATTATTTTGAAAATAATTATTAACTAAATTTTCTATATATTGCTGTCTAGTATTTTTTGGAGAAGCTAAATCGTATTGTCTTCTTAAATTACTATACGTTAATCCAGCATCTGTAGGAGAAGGTCTTCTTATTCCTGTTACAAATTCTAGAAGATCTCCTCCCATAGGAATAGCTTCTCCAGCTCTACTTGTCATAGGTATTGGTTGACCACTAGTAGAATCTAATGGAAGTCTGTTTCTTCTAATTTGACTTCTAGTTTGACCACCTAATAAACCTTGACCACTTGGCAACAAACGTTGACCACTTGTTAATTCAAGTAAATTAGATCGTTGTGGAGAAGGAGTTCCATATCTACCATATTGAACAGAACCACTTAATAATGGTTGTGTATCTAAAGGAGATGGACTACTTCTAAATCTATTAATTATACCTCTACCTCCTCTTACAGCACCTGCACCTAGTGCAGCACCACCACCTAAACTACCTAATAATCCACCTACTGTTTCAGAAGTAGCTTCACCAAAAACACTTTCACCCCTAGATACTGGTCTTAAAGTATCAGGAAGAGCACCTAATAATGTTGTATCAGCAAAATCAAACAAACCTTTACTAATAGCTTTATTTTCTTTTTTAAAATTAGATTGTAGTATATTTGCTAACCCTGCAATAAACTCAGCTTCTTCGTCTGTATACCTTTGAGGATTTTTATTGTAGGAGTCTATTATTTCTAATACTAAATATGGATCCATATCATCTCCTTAAATCTTGCATCATTAAATTCATAAGATTACCTCTTGGTGTGTTTTGATTTACTACCAAATCTAAACCGTATGTTGGAAGAACTCCACCAAAATCAGGTAATTTAAATTCAGGTAAAGTTGGCCTTGGCATTCCAATAAATTCTTCAGCAGTAGGTGCATAGAAATCCAATAACCTTGGCTCTGTACCAAATGCACCAGATTGATTATAAGTATTTATAAACTCATCATAAGCATCTATTGCTTTTTTTGCTTGTTGTCTATCTAATTGTTGCTGTATTATAGCTCTGTTAGACTTCATTACATTTAATTCTTGTTGTTCCTGTCTATTTAACCTGTCTTCTGCTAAGTCAAACCTTCTAATGTCTTCATCAAGTTTATCACGCTGCATTTGCATTTGCGTATTAAACTGTCTGTCATTTTGTTGCATTTTTCTATTAGCCATTACATAACCAAGTAATGTATCTTGTAGTTGATTGACTACATCAAAACCTACTAATGCTGGATCTACTGCCATTTTATACTCCTATTAATTTTAAACTCTAAACCATTGAATGCCATTCCATCTATATAGATTTCCATCAACACCAATTTCTTCAAAACCTTGCATTGGATTATTTACTGGATCATATCCGGGTGGAAAACTTTGAGGTCTACCTTCTCCATATGTTCCTCCAAAAGGCCCTGTAGATTGTTCATCACTAACTTGTCTAATTGTAAATTCATCTTCACCAGATCTTTGTATATTTCCTAATGCTGTTGTTAGTGCATCCTGAAAATCAAACTGTGCATCTAAAACATTACCTCTGTATCCACCCATTGCTTGAGATAAATTAGTTTGATATTGTCGATTAAGATCTCGTAATCCAGCAGTTATGTTAGATTGTCTTCTACCAAAACCTTGAGGCATGCTGGATATACCCATACCTCCTGTCATATTTAATAAATTTCCTTGACCAGATAACCTTTGAGCAAATAAATCATTTCCTAATCCATATCTAGCCATAGAAATTTCTTGTTGCATACGATTTGATGATGGTAAAAATATTTGACTTGAAGGATCCAAATCTTGTACATCAATTCCAGAAAAATCTCGTAAAAAAGCTAAAGGACTAGAAGTATCTGCAGGCGGTTCATTACCTGTAGGAGTTACGTTCCAGTCATAATGATAAGGTGTATGTGCCATTAACTACCTCCTTAATAATTTTGCATTGGTTGATTATATGTCATTTGTCCACCAACACCTTGCATAGGCTGAATATATGGACTAAAAATATTACCTGCGTAAATTCCTTGTGTAGAAGGAACTGGGGAAGAAACAACATTACCAAGGTTTCCACCTAAATTTACACCAGTAGTATTTGCACCAGCAGATACAAAATTTAATAAATTATTTGAAGAAGGAGTTATAACACTTGGCTGAGGCAATACTGTTCTTGGATCAAAACTTTGAGGCAAAGATAATCTATTTACTGGAGCGTTCATTGCAGCAGGTTGATAAGCTTGTGCACCAGCAATATTAGCTTCTGGAACATCAACAATAGAATTAACTACTGGAGGATTAAATAAGCTTTGACCGTAATTAAAACCTGCAGCTTTAATACCTGTAGTAAGTGCTGAAGATAGTATTCTATTATTTAATGCATTTTGAAAACTATCTACACCTCTATTGTATCTATCTTTAACGCTTTGAGAAAATTCTTTTAAGTCTCCAGTTAATGCATCACGATTCATTCCAAGCTCTACTGCATCAGAACGTTTACCATCACCAAGTTCTAAACCAAGTCTTGATCCTATTAATGATCCAGCAGTTGCTCCTAAACCTGTTAGTGCTGCACTACCTAATGCTGCACTACCTAATAAACTAGCTCCACCAGTAAAAGGAGCCAATGCTAACGCCCCTAAGAAACCACCTAGTCCACTACCAATAGAACTAAAAAGTCCACCTCTTTCTTGTCTTTTTTGTTCTTCTTCTACTTGTCTCTCATAATTTCTTTGAGTTTCTTGTTGTTGTTGTGTTAAAAATAAATTCTCAATTGACATTACTATCTCCTATTAAACTTGTATTTCTGTTTTCCAAACTGATGTTACATACCAATCTATTACACCAGAAGGATCTGCTCCTGCTTGTACAGATATAGCGACTTTATCTTTTGCTCCTACAGTAGGAGGATTATCAAAATCAGATCGATTAACTACTATAGATGTATTACTTGCAAGAGTTGCAGTATACGTAGCTGTTGCAACAGTATCTACAGTAGCATCACCATCATCTTGTTTTTTAATTTTAAAAGTAAGATCTGCACTAGTATCTGTTAATACTTCTGGCCTAAATAAAATCTTTTCGCAACTCATTGTATATGGTGTTAAATATGCTGTGTACTCTTGATCCATACCTGTTTGTTCGGTTATAGAAAACCAAGGAAGAAATACTTCTGATGTTGATATATCATCTTGAAAGTTATGCACAAACATACGATGATCTATAAACTTAGTATCATACTGTAAATTTTTAGTTCTTATTGTACCTTTTGATATAATGTCTTCATTCTTAAACATATCTGATCGCCAAAGAATACCTTGTTCTTTTCTATATCTAGATAGTATTCCATCTTTTCTAACATACAATACTTCTTCACCTTCTTTTAAAATAGCAACAGACGGCTTGTATCTAGCTACGTGTATCTTGTTTTGTTTTAAATCCGTTAATCTTCTGCTAACTCTATCCATTATACATTGTCCAACTTTTTAACAAGTCTGTATTCAAACGTTATATTGTTTATAAAAACAGTAGCACTTGTTGTTGTAGTATCTAATTCAAGCATATACGTAGAACTTTCTGCTGGTGTATCTAAAGACCACTTACCTTTTATCCAGTTATTAGTACCTGTTGTACTAGAACCTGATGAAAAAGATTCAAAACTGTATCCACCATTTTTGCTGTATTTTATTTTTGAAGATATATCTGCTGTGCTTTTGTATTCAACATGAACAGCGTACAGTTTCTTAATTCTATTTGGCTGATTAAAATCAAAATTCTTTGTCTTAAAACTTATATTCTGCATTGCAACTGGAGTTCTATTATGTTGATAAAACTCTAAACTACTTCCTGCATCAATCGCTACAAGAGATTGACTAGAAGATATTAAGTTAGAAACAACAGGATTTGTTATACCATCATGTGTAAAATCTTTTAAGAATGTAAAGTTACCTCTTTTTAAATCGTATGCGTAAGCATCACCATCACTCGTACAGTTTTTTATAACATACACTAAGCTTTTTAATTCATCATATATAATAATTGTATTGTTAGAAAAAAATGTACCCCAAACATCATCATCTATTTTATTTTCAGATAGATTCTGTATTGCATTTCCTGTATATAAATACAAACCATTTTTATTTACCCAAACAACACCGTATTGAGTTTTATAAACTGCACCATGATGTTCTACGCCCATAAGGTTTTTTGTATCTTCTAAAAACCAGTTAGCATCACTTGGCG